CTTATCAGAAGCGCAAGCAGAACGGATTTACTCTCTTCGGCAAATACTATCAATCATTGTGGGATTGAGCATGAAATGTGAAACGTGTAAGCGTATCTATACGCCTATGCCAGGTTTAGAAGATAGTGAACAAGCAAGCGGTTGTGCAGCAACCCTTTACTTGAAAGAAGGTTCATTTTACATACTAGCACACTATGGCTCTAGATTTGATATGCAAAGATATGCTCTCAAAGTCGGACATTATGAAATAGGACATATTTGCGATGACTGCATAAATACATTCATCAATGAGGGTAAAGCAAATCTCATTGAAGACGGAGTTTGGTAAGATGATGTTCGGCTGGGAATCCAATAAAGTACTTTTGAGAAAGTACTTGATCGAACATGCTGAGGACATTGGTCGTTTCTACGCTGAGATTGTAATGAATACTCCTAAAATCTATACTGATTTCATGAAAGGCTTTATTGAAGAGGTGTCTAAACATAACAAGAAGGAATAGCACTAATGCAGTACAAGACTATTTCCGAAAACATACTAAAGCAAGCCGCCGAGATCATGGGACCTGAGAGCAACTTTCACACAGCATTGAAATGGGGAGATGATTATAGACAAGCAGGTCTAAACCCCGTATACTATACAGACGATGAAGAAAATATGGTTTATGTCACCACTGAAGAAAAGATGAGTGGTGTAAAGTTTAACTAAGATTGGAGATTTGTAATGAATATTCTTGAGACACAGTTCATCCAGAGAGCCTACGATAACATGTGGGAAAAGGTCGTCAAGGTCATGGACTACGATAACAAGTATGTCTATAAGACCGAGAGCGGCAATCGTATGACATACGTGCCGGAGAAGTGGATGACTGTCGGTGTTTATGATTGTATGATGGAGATTAACTAATGGCCGCGAATGTTAAACTTATTAAGCTAACGAACCGTGATGAAATTCTTGCAGAAGTCATTCACTTTGATAAAGATAATTTAGTAATGAAGAACCCCGTTCGTGTCGTGGTACTCGGCACTTCTAAGGCCGATCCAAAGACGCCAAATGTGGGTATTGCTCCTTGGGCTGAATTCTCTGAAGATAAAGACTTTACAATTGACCGTGCCCACGTTCTTTGTATAATGAACCCTGTACCTGATTTCCTTAATCAGTACAACTCTATCTTTGGTGGTATCATTGCACCATCTAGCAAACTCATTCTTCCCGGAGCATAATGACAAATTCATTCTATACTAATGTGCAGGTATACGGCTCACGTATCCTGTATCGTGGCATTGAAAACGGATTTCGTGTAACAAAGAAGATCGATTATAACCCAACCCTGTATGTGTCCTCAAAAACCCATACAGGGTTTCACACTATTCACGGCGAATTCGTTTCAGAAATCAAACCAGGCAACATTCGTGACTGTCGCGACTTCATCAAGCAATATGAAGGCGTAGACGGTTTCAACATCTTTGGTAATCAGCGATATGAGTACTCATACATTGCCGATAACTTTGATGATCATATTGATTGGGATATTGCTGATATCAACGTAGCAAACATCGATATCGAAGTGGGCAGCGAGAATGGTTTTCCAGAACCTGATGCTGCGAACGAACCGATCACTGCTATCACTATCAAAACAAAGCTTGGCTTCCGTGTTTTCGGATGCGGTGACTTTATCAACAACCGCGAAGATGTTACATATGTGAAGTGTAAGGATGAATTCGATCTCATCTATAAGTTCATTGATGCTTGGTCTGGTAACAAGAACTATCCTGATATCATCACAGGCTGGAATACCAAGTTCTTTGATATTCCATATCTTGTCAATCGTATCACCAAGTTGTGCGGCGAAGCCACTGCAAAGCGACTTTCTCCTTGGGGTGTAATCAACCAGAGAGAAGTGAACTTTGGGCCAGGCCGTCAGTTTAAGACATACTCTATTCTTGGCATTGCATCACTTGACTACATCGATCTGTATCAGCGTTATGCTCCTGATGGTAAGTCTCAGGAGTCCTATAAGCTTGATGCGATTGCAAATGTGGAATTGGGTGAACGTAAGCTTTCTTATGAAGAGTATGGTAATCTTCACACACTCTATCGTGATAACTATCAGCTATTCATCGAGTATAACATCCGTGACGTTGAACTCATCGATAAGCTTGATGACAAACTGAAGCTGATTGAACTTGTGTTGACCTTGGCGTATGACTCCAAGACCAATTATGAAGATGCGTTCACACAAGTACGCATGTGGGATATCATCATCTTCAATCATCTTCGAAAGAAGAGTATTGTTATCCCTCAGAATACCACACATCAAAAAGATAGCATGTATGAAGGGGCTTTCGTTAAAGATCCGCTTCTCGGTATGCATAAGTGGGTTGCAAGCTTTGACTTGAATTCACTGTATCCACATTTGATCATGCAGTGGAACATTAGCCCTGATACTATTATTGAGCCTGAACACTATGATAGCACTTTGCGTGAGTTTATGAGCAATAACACTATCAATGTGGACAATCTTCTCAATCAATCCATTAACACCAGTGTACTCAAGACGGCTAACGTTACACTGACCCCAAATGGACAATTCTTCACAAAGGAACGCCATGGCTTCCTACCTGAATTGATGGAGACAATGTACAATGACCGCTCTGCATACAAGAAGAAGGCTATTGAAGCTAAGAAGGAACTTGAGAAAGAATCCGACCCAGCGAAACGATTTGATATTGAAAAGCGCATTGCTAGATATAATAACTTGCAACTTGCGAAGAAGGTGTCTCTCAATTCGGCTTACGGCGCTCTTGGAAATGAGTTCTTCCGCTTCTTCGATATCAGACAAGCATCAGGCATCACCACATCTGGTCAGCTAGCCATTCGGTGGATTGAGAAGAAGATAAACGAGTACATGAATAAGTTACTCAAAACGGAGAACACCGACTATGTTATTGCGGTCGATACAGATAGCATTTATCTCTCGCTTGATACTCTGGTCAGCAAAACTATTGTTAGCCAGAAGCCACATGCTGATACAAGAGAAATCATCAAATTCATGGACAAGGCGTGTGAGGATCGTATCCAACCGTTTATTGACGGCGCTTATTCTGAGCTTGCTGAGTATATCAATGCCTACGCACAAAAAATGCAAATGAAGCGTGAAGCTTTGGCAGACAAGGGTATCTGGACTGCCAAGAAACGCTACATTCTGAATGTGCATAACAATGAGGGTGTTGAGTATGCAAAGCCTAAAGTGAAGGTGATGGGCCTTGAGATGATCAAGTCTTCAACGCCTGCTTATTGTCGCAAGATCATGTGGGAAGCAATCGACATTGTTCTCAACAAGAAAGAAGATGATTTGATTGGCATGATTGAAACTTGGCGTCAGGAGTTTAGATCACAGTCGATTGCTGAGATTTCTTTCCCGCGCGGTGTGAATGGGCTTCAGAAGTTTTCAGATAAAACTTCGGTGTTCGGCAAAGGTTGTCCAATTCATGTAAGAGGATCATTGCTATACAATCATCTGATCAAGACCAAGAAGCTTGAGAAGAACTATCCTTTCATCAAAGAGGGTGAGAAGATCAAGTTCATATTCTTGAAAGAGCCTAACTTTATTCAGTCAAATGTGATTGCGTATCCTCAAATGTTGCCGGAAGAGTTTGATCTACATAAGCACATCGACTATGATACACAGTTTGAGAAGTCTTTTGTGGAATCTTTGAAGATCATATTGGACAGTATCAATTGGAAAACAGAGAAGATTAGTTCGTTGGAGGATTTTTTTGGATGACAAGATGTAATTGTGATGCCTCATGTGGTGAGAACAGATACCATAATGTCGGCGATAGTGAATGTCGGTTTCGCACAGAAGAACAGTATGACTCCTACTGGCGTAACCGTAGCTTACGAGGTTTAGATAGGAGTGTTAAAAAAATGGAAGACATTGAAACACTAGAGAGCATGAACCGTCCTTGGGGTAGCTGGCATGTGCTTGAACGTGGTGACGGCTACAAGGTGAAGCGCCTTGAAATTTTACCAGATCAAGCAATCACATTGCAGTATCATAACCATCGCACCGAAACATGGACTGTAGTGCAGGGCGAAGGTAGAGTTATTGTTGATGGTAATATACTCACTGTAAAAAAGGGTGAAACTTTCTTTGTACCAAAGACAGCCTTACATAAGGTGACTAATACACATCTTAGAGAAATTTTTATCGCAATCGAAGTACAGATTGGTGATAGATGTGAAGAAGGCGACATAGTTCGCTGCTAAATACAGCGTCAAGGAGATGCTTGACGCTCAATCATAATATAGGAGATACTATATGTCTAATATGTTTAACTCCCTACTTAAGGAGACCGGTAATGAATATGCTGGCATCGCGGATGAAGGAGTCGAAGCGGGTGACGTTACTGGTTTTATTGGTACTGGTAGCTATAGTCTCAATGCTTTACTATCTGGTTCTATATACGGCGGCCTTCCTGCTAATAAAGTTACTGCCCTTGCCGGCGAACCATCAACAGGAAAGACCTTTTACGCAATCAATATTGTCAGACAGTTTCTCAGAGACAATGACAAAGGATTTGTCTTCTACTTCGAAAGTGAATCCGCAATATCTAAACAGATGCTTACAGATAGAGGCATTGACACAAAGCGAGTTGCAGTTGTGCCGGTCGCAACTATCCAAGAGTTCCGCACCCAAGCCGTAAAGATCCTCGACAAGTATATGGAAAGCAAAGATGAGAAGGATCGTCCAGCGATGCTCTTCGTCTTGGATTCTCTCGGCAATCTTTCAACTGATAAAGAAATGGCTGATATTGCGGATGGTAAAGACACGCGCGATATGACCCGCGCACAGCTTGTTCGTGGTGCATTCCGTGTACTCACTCTCAAGCTTGGTAAGGCTAAGGTACCTCTCATCGTGACCAATCACGTTTATGATGTGGTTGGTTCGTATGTGCCGACCAAGAAGATGGGCGGTGGTTCTGGTCTTGAGTATGCTGCTTCTACCATTCTGTTCCTGTCCAAGAAGAAAGACAAGGACAAGGATGGTGGTGTTTCTGGTGCAATCATTACAGCGAACCTCAAGAAGGCCCGTTTGACAATTGAAAACAAGAAAGTAGAAACTTTGCTTGACTATGCAGATGGTCTTGATCCGTATTACGGTCTGCTTGATCTTGCAGAGAAGTTTGACATCATCAAGAAAGTGTCAACCAGGTATGAACTTCCTGACGGTACAAAAGCTTTTGAGTCCGCTATTCTGAATGATCCAGAAAAGTATTACACCAAAGACATTCTTGATCGTATTGATGAAGCATGTAAGAACGAATTCTTATATGGAAAGTCCAATGTAGCAGACGGAGAAGATGAATGATTATCGGAGAAGATTATAAGTTTCGTGATGACCTAAAAGATTATGATACAGTGCCTATTGAACTCTTGATGGAACCTTGGCAGGGCGTTATACTACGTTATGTACAAGTAGCCGTGAAGGAACTCGAAAACGATACTGCGAAGCTACAGTTTCAGTATGACCTGATTGAAATGGGTAATCACACTGAAACGAATTTGAGGCGCAGTAAGAAATTCGAAGAGTGCATTGGCCTGGTTTTGAACCATATGATTTTGGAGGTAGTTGCGAATGAACAGTCTAAGTCTGGAGAAAACGATACTGAAGTCTTTGTTGAAGAATGAAGACTATTGCAGAAAGGTTATTCCTTTTCTCAAGAGTGAGTATTTCTCTAACGAAGACCGAGTGTTGTTTAATCAGATCAATGATTTCATTCTTAAGTACAACAAGAGGCCAACTCCTGATGCACTCATAATCGAAATCAATTCTCTTAGCAAAATCTCAGAACAAGAAGTCAAGGCGTGTGAAAGCGCCTTGACTGATTTTGAGAACTCGACGGAAGAGACCAC